AATTCCGCATCCGGAACGAAAAAAGCGGTTGACACAAGCGGGCCGTTGGACCTATATTTAGATCATCGAAAGGGCAATGACGCCCGCCTGAAATGGAGAATGAAGATGAAGCGCTCTTACAACGATCTTGTCACCGAAGTCACCGAATGGCTTGAGGGCATCCTGAAGCCCGGTATGGACGCGTACCGCTATGCCGATGCCGTAATCGCAGAAACCGAGCTGCGCCACGATAACACCATCCATTTCGAGGTGTCCGGCATGCATAGCCGTTCCGGCAACCCGGTGACGGCCAGCTTTGACGGTTACGACGACGAGGATGGTTACGGCTGGTGGTCGTTTACCGGCTCCAATCTGCAAGCCACCTATGGCTTCGGCACTCGCGAAGAAGCTGGCGAATATCAGGATCGTCTCAACTCCGGTCGCGAGACCAACCATTACGAGGTCCGTTATCTGCCTTGGGCCGAGGCCCGCGCGATGCGCCTCGAGGATCGGACCGATGCCGTCAACCTCGAAGAAGCCCTCGCGGAATGACACGCCTGAAAAGGAGAAATGGACATGACACCCTCCGAATTCAAACAGGCCCGGCACACGCTGGGCCTGACCGTGGCCGAAGTGGCCCGAATCATGGACGTTGATCCGCGCACCGTTCGCGGCTGGGAAGCGCCCGCCGGTAGCCGGAGCCGCGATCCAAGCCCGACTGCCTGCCGCGTCATGGAGTGGATGCTGAACGGCTACAGGCCGCCTGAATGGACGCAACTCAAGGGAATGAAGAAATGACCCATCGTTATACGCACACAGCCGAGATTTTGGGGTGTGACGCCAGAACCAACCCTAATTTTCGGAGGCGTGTTTATTTGCGTGAAACCAAGCTACATTGGGTGTCGAAAGATGGGCTCAAGTTCAGAAAGACAAATGGAATAGGGATAGGCGATTGGCCGTTGTACATGATCGACATGGACACCATTAAGCCGTTGGTGGAGGAAAAGAAATGACCAACCTATCCGAACTCAAGGCAAAATACGCCGCCCTAGGCGCTGAAATCGAGCGTCTGGAAGCCAAGCCCGCAGTCAATGACGGGCCGCTGACGGAAGCGCCGGAGAAAGGCGCGAAGTATTGGATACTTGGATACGACGGACGAGAGTTTTCGGCAACGTGGAGCGAGGCCAAGGAATGACCCGCACTGACGATCTGGAAGCCCTGATACAGCGCGTCCGTGGCCTTGAGGGGCCATGCCGAGATACCGACCGGCAAGTCGGGCTTGTGGCCTGTCGCTGGTACGCGACCGTAGATGATTTTGGCGAATGCCTGATGACTGACGAAGGCCGGTTTCCCGATCATCCCGGCGCGCAATACCCGTCATTCACAGAAAGTCTCGACGCAGTCGTCAGCCTGATAGAGCGGGAGTTGCCGGGGCAGACGCGAGCCCTGATGCTGGACGCGATCAATTCCTGCGAGACGCTTGAAGACCTTTCCAACTTGGTCCGGGTGCTTCTGGCCGAAACCCTCACCGCCATAAAGGAACGTGACCATGACTGACAAGGCGATAGATGTTGCCGCGCTTCTCCGCGACTTTGCCACCTCCCAAGCCCGTATAGAGCGGCTGGAGGCGGCGCTGAGGCTTTATGCCTCAGACTGTGACAGCGACGGCAATACGGCCACATGCGGCTGTATCCGCAATCTGTGTTGCATGACCGCCCGCGCCGCCCTCAAGGACGATCCCGCATGACCAACCCCACCGCTCTAGACCAAGCCGTAAGAGAGGTGACGACGCCGACAAAGCGGGCCTACGTTTACCTTTCGCGGGGCCAATATGCGGTCTTTCTTGCTCCCAGCATCCGAGCCCGCTACCGCCAGATAGTGGCCGAAGGCGGTTACATGCTACCGAGGGAAGTACACGATCTTGACGCCGGGCCGTCGCGCATAATCCAAAGATCATAACTCGCACATATGACTTGCGCGCCATAACTTGACAACCGCCGTCCCGCCGCGCAACAATACCAGCCCGTCACCATCGCGCTACCGCCGCTAGGATGTAATGGTATCCCTCGCAACAGCCTTTCCCGGCGGCTTCAAAGCTGAGCCTCCAAGAAAATCAGCATACGTATCTATGACCGATCCGCGCGCGGCTTTCGTGGATCACTTGCGCGAATGCGGCTATCTCCCCCCAACATTCTTGAGCCGGACAGACATAAGCAGGTTTCCGGCACCCGGCGACAAGCCGCACGGCGATGCGGGCTGGGCGGTCTATTACGAGTTCCCCGACACCTTCAATCCCGGCGGCAATATCGGCGTTGGCGTCTATGGCGACTGGCGCACGGGCGAGCGCGAGACATGGGTTAGCAAGCGCGCCGAAAGCATGTCGCATGAAGAGCGCGCCGCGCTTTCAGGCCACATAGAGGAAGCCAAGAGGCTGCGCGAGGAAGCGCAGGCCAAACTACACGCCGAAACCGCGATAATGGCGCGCGCGGAATGGGAAACTCTGCAACCAGCAACGTCGCATCCATATCTAGACGCGAAGCGGATAAAGCCGAACGGCGCGCGAATCAAGGGCGATGCGCTCGTTATTCCGGTATGCGATGCCAGCGGCATTGTCAGCCTGCAATATATCTGGCCGGACAAGAAGCGGTTTATGACCGGCGGCAAAACGCGCGGTTGCTACTATATTATTCCGGGCACCGACACGCCAAACGCCGTGTATGTATGCGAAGGCTTCGCCACGGGCGCGACCATCGCAGAGGCGACAGGCGCAACGGTCTATGTCGCGTTCAATGCTGGCAACCTCATAGACGTGACGCAGGCCGCAAAAGCGGCGCACCCGCAAGCACGGCTCATTGTCGCTGGCGATGATGATGTAAACACTGAGGGCAACCCCGGACGCGCCAAGGCCACCGCAGCGGCGGATATGGCGCGATGCGATGTTGTTTTTCCAGTTGTGCCGACAGACTTTAACGATATGGCCTGCGCCGGGCACGATGTTGCTGAGGCCCTGCGACCGGAAAGCGTAACCACGAAAGACGCGCCGGACGAAAAGAGCGCGATGCCGCCCTATTTGCTATCGCCGCCCGGTATGCTTGGTGAAATCGTGTCATACTACAACGCAACCGCGCGACGGCATGAGGGCGGATATGCCGTGCAGGCCGCACTTGCATTAGCAAGTGTCGTATGCGGACGAAATTTCCGCACTGACAAGGAAAACTTTTCCGCCATGTATTTCCTGAATGTCGGTCGCTCATCGTCCGGCAAAGAACATGGCATGAAGGTTTGTGAGCGATGCCTTGAGGCAGCGGGCCAACACCAACACATGATCGGCGGCGGGTACACGTCTAGCGGCGCGGTTTATTCGACCTTGCTACGGCTCCCGCGCCACCTTGTCGTTATTGACGAGTTCGGCATGTATCTTGAGAGTGCCGGAAACTCGAAAAACACAAACCTCATGGAAGCCAATAAGGAAATCATGGGGATGATAGGCCGGACTGACGGCATTGCCCGCCCACCCGCATACTCCACAATGACGCTCGCGAAAGAACGCGCGGACGAAATGGCGGATCGTAAGGTTTACAACCCGTCGATCACGATGCTTGCCATGACCACGCCAAGCAAGCTGTATGAAAACCTGTCATCGAAAAACGTGCATGACGGGTTTCTCGGGCGCTTCGTGATTTACCAGTCTGACGCCGAGCGCGATATAGGACGTATGCGGACGATCATAGACGTTCCGCAGCGAATTGTTGATTGGATTTGCGCAGTATCAAAACGGGCCGGTGAAAAACCGGAACTAGCAAGCGAGCGGCCAGACTTCGTAACGATACCGTTTAGCCGCGAGAGCGAGGCGCTGCACACCGAGTTTGACAGGTTTTGCATTACACTGTGTAATGACCTTGAGCGAAACCGGCTTGAGGAGTTGCCGGGCCGCAGCAATGAAATGGCGATGAAGCTGGCCCTTATTGTTGCCTTGGCGCGCGATCCGTACACAAATCAAATCGAGCCGCAGGATAGCGAGTGGGCTATTTCCTATATCAAGTTTTGTCTGTTGCAGACCGTCGAAATATTCAAAATGAAAGTTAGCGGCTCGCAGTACGAGGCGGAAAAGAAGAACATTCTTGAGGCGATCAAGGGCTACGGCAGGGACGGTGTTACGCTTGGCGAGATGCATCGCACACCGCCGTTCAGCTATCCGAAAAAGCGTGACTTGGCGGAAATACTCGAAGCGCTTACGGAAAGCGGGCTTGTAGTTTATGACGATCCGCCGCCGAACGGCAGGCCCGGAAGGCCGTCGCAAAAGATGCGGAGATATTGGCACAAGAGATTTGTTGACACGGGAGGCGAAAATGATTAAGCAGATTTTGCAGGCTATCCGAACCGCCGAAATTGGAGCGGATGTTGCCCTGAAAAAGGGTGACGCGGACAGATATGACCGACTGAAACGCCGCGCGGACATACTTCGCAGGCGGATCATGCAGCCTAGTTTGCTTGACGATTGACCATGACTGACCGCCACAATATATTGAGGATTGGCCAGTCTCCGCTTTTGGTGCGGGAGCGTCGAGCGGGCCACGGCCCCGGCGGGTTTCCTCCATTTCCCTGCCGGGGCCACTTTTTTGTTGACGCCGGTATTTATGGCGTGTAGGTTTGGCGCAGGCCTGACCAAAAAATGGAACGCACAATGAAATCTAACGCACTACTCAACATGACACCCGCCGAAATGGCGGAATTGCCCACATCCGACCTTGCAGAAATGCAGGCGGAGATAGCCTACGCAATGGACCGCGCCAAGTCGCTGAAGTCTCTTCTGGACCACGCCATTACCGAAAAATTCCGCACACAGATTGAACAGATATATGCGGAAAAGCGCACCGGCACGGCGCATATTCTGGACGGTGATTACGATATTGAAATCAACGTCCCGAAAAAGATCGACTGGGATCAGGATTTGCTTCGCGCCGCCGAAAAGCAGATCAAGGAATGGGGCGATGATCCCGAAGAATATATCTCGATCACGCGCAAGGTATCGGAAGGCGCGTGGAAGTCATGGCCGACGCGCCTCAAGGAAATGTTTGCCGACGCGCGCACCGAAGGCACGGCAAAACCGCAGTTCAAGATCAGCAAAAAGGAAGCATGAATGGCATTCGACCTAGCATCAATTCAGCGCGGCTCCGGTCATGTGCCGCCGCGCATTCTCATCCACGGTGTGCAGGGCGTGGGCAAAACCAGCATGATTGCAGGTGCGCCGTCCCCCATCGTCATCCAGACAGAAGACGGGCTTGGCGCAATCGACGTGCCAGCATTTCCGCTCGCCAAAACCTACGGCGATGTTATGTCCGCGCTCGAAACGCTCGCGGGGCAGGAACATGACTTCAAAACCCTCATGCTCGATAGTCTCGACTGGTTCGAGCCGATGGTATGGCGCGAATACGTCGCGCGAAATCCGACAACGGAAAAGGGTGCCGCCGTCAAATCCATTGAGGATTATGGCTACGGCAAGGGCTATGTTGGCGCAGTTGACCTTTGGATGGAATACATCGAGGCCATCAACTACCTGCGAAACGAACGCGGCATGACGATCATCCAGACCGCGCACACGAACGTCAAGCGGTACAATGATCCGGCCAGCGAGCCATATGACAGATACCAGATCAAATTGCAGGACAGGGCGTCGGCCAAGCTGCAAGAGCATTGCGATATTGTCATGTTCCAAAACTGGCGTGTCGCGGTGAAAGAGGTATCCAAGGACCGCAATCGCGGCGTTGGCTCCGGCGAGCGCGTTGCGTATTTCGAGGAGCGGCCAGCGTTCATCGCAAAAAACCGTTGCAACATGCCGAGCGAGATTATCCTGCCGCGCGATCCGCTCAAGGTATTCGACACGATTGCGCAGCATATTCCGTACTTCCAGAAGAATGATAGTTAAAACATGGTTTCCTTGAATGGCACCTATCAGGCTGACCCGAACGCGGTCAGTTCGTTTACGCCGGTTCCGGCTGGCATCTATCAGGTCATGCTTGTGAACAGCAAGATGAACAGCAAGAACACCGGCATTTCGTGCGAGTTCGATATCGTCTCCGGCGAATATCAAGGGCGCAAGCTGTTTACGAACCTGTCACTGTTTTCGGAAAACAAGACGGCGGCGGAAATCGCGCAGCGCCAGCTTAACGATATGTGCGTTGCGACCGGAAAGCTGGCGATTTCGGACACGTCCGAATTGCACGGCATTACGATGCAGGCCAAGGTCAAGCTGCGTAAGGACGACGCAACGCAGAATGACATTACCGGCTTCATGCCGCTTGACGGTGCAGCACAGTCGCAGCCCGTAACGTCGCAGACCGCGCCAGTTACCACAGGGGCGACTGCGCCCGCCACCGGCAATGCGCCGCCGCCGTGGAAGCGCCCGTAAAAAAACAAGCGAGGCGGCGCGGTGTCGCCTCGCTAACCGCACGGTGTAAAAATGGTTTATGCAGCCGCATTCGGCGCTTCGTTCCTGCACGTATTTCTTAAGGCGGTACAGCAGCGCAACGTCGCATTTCTAAACTATGCTTGGGTTCCTATTGTCTCGCTTGGCATGGCCGCAACTGAGGTTTACGTTATTGCGTCAGTCGCAATGTCTGGCTGGCACTGGGGCTTGGTTATAGCAATCGGGCTTGGCGGCGGCTTGGGTGCAATGCTGGCCATGTGGTCGCACAACAAATGGATTATGAGGCATGACTAAAATCATCGGCATTACCGGCATAGCCGGTTCAGGCAAGTCAACCATTGCCGACATTCTTGAGTTTGATTTTGGTTTCGCCCGCGTAAAGATGGCCGGACCGCTAAAGTCCATGCTTCGCGCGATTGGGCTTGGCGATGCGGAAATTGAAGGCGACCTGAAAACAAAACCGTGCGCCTTGCTTGGCGGCGTGACGCCGCGCCACGCCATGCAAACACTCGGCACAGAATGGGGGCGGAATTGCATTCACCAAAACTTGTGGGTTGATCTTTGGGGCGAAGATGTTTGCTCGGCGCTGGACTACGGAGCGCCGGGCGTTGTTTGCGATGACGTGCGGTTTGCAAACGAAGCCGCCAAGGTCCGTTCGTTCGGCGGTGAAATTTGGGGTGTGTCGCGCGACGGCATTTTGTCCGGCACACACTCAAGCGAAACTGAGCTTGCTGACATTGCGCCGGACGTGCTGATCCGCAACGGCGGCACCATTGAAGATTTGCAGGATACCGTTTTCGCGCTTATGAGGCGGTGACATGAAACCGGAAATACCGCTTAAATCCGGCGATGAATACGATGCGTTTTGCGCTCGCCAGTGGCATCTTTGGAAACCCGGCGCGGTGAAGAAAATTCAGCGCAGATATTGGAAGCGCGTCAGGCGCTGCACAAAGGCGATGTTGTCGAGATGGTAAAACTCCCCGAAAAGCGCACAGACCCGACGCTTGATGCGATGAATGCGGCGCTCGCAGCGCGGCAAGATAAATATCGCCGCCCATATCTCGGCATGTCCGCAATCGGTATGGAATGCGAGCATCGTCTTTGGCTTTCATTCCGCTGGACAACGCAGCCCAATTTTGACGCGGACACACTCAAGCGCTTCGCGGACGGCCACGCGAGCGAAGATATTATGGCGGCGCGGTTGCGTCAGGCGCCCGGCGTAACGCTTATCACGCTTGACCCGGAGACGGGCAGGCAGTTCGGATACCAAGATTTCGGCGGGCATTTTCGCGGCCATGCGGACGGCCACATAGAGGGCCTTTTGCAAGCCCCAGTCACGCCGCACTTGTGGGAGCATAAGTGCACAAACGAAACCAAGTTCCGCAAACTCGAAAAACTCGCCGCGCAGAATGAAAAGACGGCGCTGCAACAGTGGGATGCCACTTACTACGCGCAGCACGTTCTGTACATGGATTACGGCGGATACACGCGCGGCTATCTGACGTGCTCAACGCCGGGCTCACGCGAGGAAACTTCCGTTCGCACGAATGCCGATCCGGTTCACGCCTCAAGGCTAAAAGCGAAAGCGGAGCGCATCATATTCAGCGAAGACGGCAGGCCGAAAGTAAGCGAGGATGATACGTTTTACTTGTGCCGCCTTTGCGATGCCGTTGACGTGTGCCGCAAGCGCCGTGCGCCGGATCGAAACTGCCGGACGTGCGCGCACGTTACACCGCGAC